ACTCCTGATGTTCCCAGCGCAAGGCGTACATGATGACTTGCCAGATAGTCTTGCATACATTGACCAACTAGCCGTAACATCCTACTATGAGCAGGATGAAGACGATGAAGAGTGGCAACCGATGGACATTGTGAGTGGCATTTAGAACAGGATAGGAAATGACAGCCGAGCCTTCTAAAACTTGTAAAAGCTGCGCTGAGGCAAAGCCGCTTTCGCTTTTTCATAAGCACAAGTTTATGGCAGACGGTCGTTTAAATTGGTGCAAAGTTTGTCATCAAAAAAAATGCGACGCTTATCGTATAGCAAATCCTGATTCTAGAAAAAAAGAGAGAGACAGTCTGCGCGAAAAGCATGGTTGCATGACAATGCAACAATACATTGAAAAAAGACAATTAAATGCAAAAGGTGTAAAGATTTCAAAATGCATGTATTCTCAAAAAAGAAGGCTAAAAACAGAACATGCAAAGCTGTCTGATTTTGATATTTTTGTAATTGAAGAAGCATATCGCCTTGCCAAAATGCGAAAAGCAATTACAAATTTTGATTGGCATGTTGACCACATTGTTCCTTTACATCATAAGGGAGCCTGTGGATTGCATAACGCTTACAATCTTCAAGTAGTGCCAGCTAAATGGAATTTAGCTAAAAGACATAGCAATATGGATAGCTACTTTGTTATTTCGGGAATATAGATGGCAAAACTTGACCAAAACGATTTCGATGAGCCGACTCCAGAAGACAAGGAGTTAGTCGCTTTTGTCACCGACCACTGTGACCGCTGGCGCGACTATCGTAATACCAACTTCCTTGATGACTACCTAGAGTACGAGCGTATCTTCCGTGGCGAGTGGGCTTCTGAAGACAAAACACGCGAGTCTGAGCGCAGCCGAATCGTGACTCCTGCTACCCAACAAGCAGTCGAGACACGCCATGCGGAAATCATGGAAGCCATCTTTGGTCAAGGCGAGTTCTTTGACATTGAGGATGACATTAAGGATGTAAACGGCACTCCACTTGATGTTGCTGCGCTCAAGGCGCAGATGATGGAAGACTTCAAGAAAGACAAAATCAGGAAATCTATCGACCAGATAGAACTGATGGCTGAAATCTATGGCACTGGCATCGGTGAAATTGTTGTCAGCATGGAAAAGGAGTTCACTCCTTCTACGCAGCCGATTCCAGGTCAGCCAGGGCAAGCTGCCATTGGTGTTATCGAAAAAGAGCGTGTTGGCGTAAAGATTGTTCCTGTCAATCCCAAGAACTTCTTGTTTGACCCAAATGGCACATCAGTCGATGACTGCATGGGCGTTGCCATTGAGAAATATGTATCCATACACAAAATCGTGCGTGGCATTGAGCGTGGAATCTACCGTAAGGTCAACATCACGCCGACTTACGACGATACAGACCTTGAACCTACTCAAGAGGTTGTGCAGTTTCAAGATGAAAAAGTGGTGCTGCTAACCTACTATGGTCTAGTTCCACGAGAGTACCTGAAGAAGGTAAACGAGGAAGTTGAAGTCCTTTTCCCTGAAGACTCTGTTGCCGAAGAATACCAAGATATGGTAGAGGCAATCGTAGTCATTGCGAACAATGGGATGCTGCTCAAAGCAGAAGAAAACCCATACATGATGAAAGACCGTCCTGTCTTGGCTTACCAAGATGACACGGTTCCGAATCGTCTGCTGGGTCGTGGCACTGTAGAAAAAGCATTCAATATGCAGAAAGCTATTGATGCTCAGGTTCGCAGCCACTTAGACTCGTTGGCACTAACCACATCACCCATGATTGCGGTGGACGCTACCCGTCTGCCCCGTGGAGCTAAGTTTGAAGTGAAGCCTGGAAAGGCATTCCTAACGAACGGCAACCCATCAGAGATTTTGATGCCGTTCAAGTTTGGCAATACGGATGGCAATAACCTAGCCACTGCCAAAGACTTTGAGCGTATGCTGCTGCAAAGCACTGGTACGCTGGATTCACAGGGAATGGTGTCTGCTGGTGCGCGTGACATGGGCCAAGGCGGTATGTCGATGGCTGTTGCGTCCATCATCAAGCGGTACAAGCGCACTTTGGTGAACTTCCAAGAGGATTTCCTCATCCCGTTCATCAACAAAGCGGCTTTCCGCTTTATGCAGTTCGACCCAGAGCGTTATCCCTCTGTGGACATGAGCTTTTTGCCAACTGCTACGCTGGGAATCATTGCCCGTGAGCATGAGCAGCAGCTGTTCATTGGCTTGCTACAGACTCTTGGCCCGAACACACCTGTCCTACCTATCATTTTGAAGGGCATCATCCAGAATTCCAGCCTGAGTAACCGCTTTGAGATGATTGCGGCCCTTGAGCAAATGAGTCAAGCTGACCCACAGGCACAGCAAATGGAGCAAATGAAGACTCAACTGGCTCTTCAGGCTGCTCAGGCACAGATTGCGGTTAATACGACCCAAGCAGAACAGAATCGTGCAGAGGCCAACAAGCTCAATACTGAAGCGCAGCTTATGCCGCAGGAATTGCAGGCAAAAGCACTGGCTGCTGCGACTAAGAACCTTCCTCAGCAGTCTGATGCAAACCAAGTTGAGTTCGATAAGCGGGTAAAAATTGCTGAATTGATGCTGAAAGAGGCGGACATCAAGAACAAGTCCAAAATTGTTGAGTTACAGATGCAGGATAAAAGCTCAAAAATGGAACAAGACTTCCTGAACCGCATCACTACGGAAATGCAGTAATGAATATTCTTGATGAAGTAAGCAAGATGTCTGCTGAAGAGCAGATGGCTATGGCTTCTGCCATACAAAAAGCTGCTTCTGACAGACTTCAGCAAAATCGCAGTGATAACCTTGGAAAAAGCGTAGAAGTTGTTGTTCAGGGTCTAAAAAAAATCAAATCTGACCTTGAGGTTCGTTTTGATGAGCTAAACAATGTAATGCAGACCAAGGTTGGCGCTATTGCCAAAGGCAGAGATGGCGAACCAGGGCGTGATGGAAAAGACGGGCAAGATGGACGCATTGGTGTTGATGGAGTCCAAGGCCCACCAGGGATTTCTGGGCAAGATGGAAAAGATGGTGAAAATGGCGTAAGTGTTGTTAATGCTTTTGTTGACTTTGACGGTGGTTTGACCATTGTTCTTAGTGATGGGCGTGAAATCAATGCTGGTGAAGTCATTCCGATGGATGTTGCAGAGAAGATTAAAGTCATCACCAATGGTGGCGGCACTTCTCAATCAGTACTTGACTCTATTGCCAGCCTGCAAACGCAAATAAATGCCCTAATCCCTAGTCAAACTGGCAATAATGGCAAATATTTAACGACAAACGGAACAGCGACTTCGTGGGCATCTATTTCCGCTGGAAGTGCATCTAGCCTTGTAACAACAAATTTTACAATTGAAGAGTCTGGTGGGAAATTGGTGTTTAAGTATGGTGCTACTACAATAGCGTCTATGTCATCCACTGGAGTCATCACTTCCGTTACAAATATCGTATCGAATGGGACACCTTAACAGGAACAATTATGGCAACTACCGTCACACTTAAACCGAATGCAATTGACATTTCTGGGTCAACGTCAGGCACTACCACATTGCAGGCCACTGCTGTTGCTGGCACTACAACCGTAACGCTGCCTGCTGCTACCGATACCCTGGTTGGCAAAGCAACTACCGACACGTTGACTAACAAGACTTTGACCAGCCCAGTGCTAGTTACTCCAGCACTTGGAACTCCAGCTTCTGGTGTAATGACTAATGTAACTTCAGTACCAGCAGCACAACTAACTGGCGCTCAGGCTATTCCTAAAAGCACCCTGCCAACAGGGTCTGTGCTGCAAGTTGTCAATGCAACCTATTCAACAACTGCAACTAATAGCACAACAACCTATGCTGATACGGGTTTATCCGTTGCGATAACACCAACAAGTGCGACAAGCAAAATTCTTGTTTTAGTTACTCAAGCAGGGTTAACTGCCGATACCGTTAATAGTGGAACAGTAGTTCAGCTACTTCGCGCATCAACATCTTTAGTTGTATTTGCATCATTTTATGGGTTTGGAACGGCTGGGTCTGTAATGGGTTCGTCTGCTGGCTATTTAGATTCACCAGCAACCACTTCTGCAACTACTTATAAAACTCAATTTAAAAGAGGAGCAGGGTCAGGCACCTCCTATGTCCAAGATAATAGTTCTACTTCAACAATTACTCTTATGGAGATTGCGGCATGAACAAGTATCAAGCAATTTACGCTGTCGCTCCTACGACTGCTGTTATCCGTGGCGATGAAGCTTTTGACGTTGACGGCAACCCTGTTCAGTACGACGAAGCAGCAGTTCAAGCCTACATTGATGCCAATGCATACAAGGAAAAACGCGCTGCTGAATACCCGTCTATTCCTGACCAGCTTGACTTGCTGTACCACGGCGGTATGGATGCATGGAAAACTGCCATCCAAGCCGTCAAAGATAAGTATCCAAAAGGATAAACAAATTGACCCCTGAACTTCAGAAATACTATGAGGATAGGTTCAACCTGTTCTCAATGGACGGTTGGAAAGATTTAATTGAAGATGTTGATAAAATTATTGCTTCAATAAACAACATTGCAACAGTTTCTGACGAAAAAGACCTACAATTCAAAAAAGGTGAGCTTTCAATTCTTACTTGGCTGAAAACCTTGAAAGAGGCCAGTGAGACTGCATACGAGGAATTGAATGAAAAGAATGTATGATTACGCCTGCAAATGCGGGCAAAAGTTTGAGAAATTTACCACTTATGAGACGGTAAATATCCAATGTGAGTGTGGTGAACTAGCTGTTCGCGCACTCTCTGCTCCAAAGTTTAGGTTGGAAGGATGGTCTGGAAGTTTCCCCTCTGCATATGGGAGATTTGCTAAAAGCCACACTGACAAGCTAAAATCTGAGCGCAAAACTAACGCACAAACATGAAAGTGTCGCGTTAATCTCCTACAACCGAAAGTACGGCAGGAAAAGGAAACGATATGTTGATTGACAAAGAAGATGAGACGCTTGGCGAGTTGGAAGTTGAAGAAACTAGACAACAACAGGTTAATGAACTTCCTGATAAATACAGGGACAAAAGTTTAGAAGACATTGTGAAGATGCACCAGGAGGCCGAAAGGCTCATTGGAAAGCAGGCACAAGAAGTTGGCGAAGTACGGAAACTTGCAGACGAGCTAATTAAGCAGAACCTTTCTTCTAAGCAGCAATATGTCAAAGAGGATGAGCCAGAAGTAGATTTCTTTGAGAATCCACAGAAGGCAGTTCAGAGGACGATTGATAGCCATCCTGATGTGGTAGCTGCTCGACAAGCAGGTATCGAATTCAAGAAGGCTCAGATTCAGCAGAAGTTATCGCAGGCACATCCTGATTTTGTGCAAGTTGCACAAGACCAGAACTTTGTGAATTGGGTGAAATCTTCACCTGTTCGCTTAGGGTTGTATGCGAAGGCAGATGGTGAATTTGATTTTGATTCGGCTAACGAACTGATTTCTACCTATAAAGAGTTGCGTGGCGTGAAGACTAAACAAGCCGAACAAGCTGGTCAAACAGCTAGGGCTACTAGCATGAAGGCTGCCGCAGTCGATACAGGTGGAACTGGAGAGAGTTCAAAGAAGGTTTACCGAAGGGCTGACCTGATTCGGCTGAAAATGACCGACCCATCTCGCTACGATGCGCTAAGTGATGAAATCATGCACGCATACGCAGAGGGACGGGTCAAGTAACTAACTTTTGATTTTGGAGTATTAACATGGCATTTCCTACCCCTGCGGTTACCACCACTACGGCGGCAACCTTTATCCCTGAAATTTGGTCTGATGAAATCGTTGCGGCCTACAAGAAAAATCTTGTTCTGGCTAATCTGGTTACAAAGATGAATTTCAAAGGCAAGAAAGGTGACACCGTTCACATTCCTGCGCCTTATCGTGGCACTGCCTCTGCTAAAGCAGCAAGCACAGCCGTTACCCTGATTGCAGCTACTGAGACTACCGTTGACGTTTCTATCAACAAGCACTATGAATATAGCCGCTTGATTGAGGACATCGTTGAAGCACAAGCTCTGAATAGCCTGCGCTCGTTCTATACCTCTGATGCTGGTTATGCTCTGGCGAAACAAATTGATAGCGATTTGGTTCAGCTTGGTCGTAACTTCAACGGCGGTAGTGCTGCAAGCGCTCGTTACACTGCTGCTTACATTGGTGGTGATGGCACTACCACTTTTGACTACACCGCCAATACCAACACTGGTAACGCCTCTGCTCTGACCGATGTGGCTATTCGCCGCACCATCCAGCGCCTGGACGATAACGATGTTCCTATGGATGGACGTTTCTTCATCATTCCTCCTTCTAGCCGTAATACGTTGATGGGCCTTGCCCGTTACACTGAGCAGGCTTTTGTTGGCAATGGTGACGCAATCCGTAATGGCGAAATTGGTCAACTGTACGGCATGGCTGTCTTTTCTACAAGCAACGCTGACTCTGCATCTGCTACCGCTGCGTTCCCCGCAAGCGGAACTGCAATTGCCCGTGTCTGCTTGATGGGTCACAAAGACGCTTTGGTCTTGGTTGAGCAAGTTGGTGTTCGCACTCAGACTCAGTATAAGCAAGAGTACCTTGCTACGTTGCTGACTGCCGATACGCTCTACGGCGTAAAAGCTCTGCGTGATAGCGCTACTGCAAACGAGCCTAACTCGTCCGCAGCATTTGCCCTGGTCGTACCAAGCTAATGGTAATCCCCCTGCCTAACGGTGGGGGGTTCTTTTTTTAGGAGTACAAATATGGCTGCTGCTACCGCTGTTGTTTTCCGCCGTGGAAATGACCAATTTCGTGGTATTTTTTCCGACACTTGGGCTGTTACAGCTACATTAGATTCTGCATCTGTTGCAGACCAAGGCGCTGGTACTGATACCGTTACCGTTCCAGGAGTTGTTCTTGGAGATATGGTTCTTGGTATGTCTGTTGCTGTAGATGAAGCAGGGCTTGTTCGCCGTGCTTATGTCTCTGCTGCTAACACCGTTACCATTGCTACTACCAACACAACTGGTGGTGCTGTAAACCTTGCCTCAACTACGGTTGATTTGGTTATTGCACGGATGGTGTAAAGATAGGGGGGCTTGCTCCCCTTTCTTGTTTTAAGGATTTTTATGGCTCAGTTCAAGTGTTTGGTAAGTGGTAATTTTGTCAACTTCAATACGCAATACGACATTGAAGTTATGATGAAGCATCCTGAATACGAACTGGTTAAAGAAGAGTCCTCAAAACAAGAAGATGTTAAAAAATCTGTAGGCCGTCCTAAAAAGGTGCAAGAGCATGACCGAGATTAGTCCAAGAGAATTTGGCAAGCTAGAAGCTCAGGTAGAGGCTCTACAAGAGCAAGTCTCTCAGTTATCTAAAGATGTGAAAACATTGCTTGAGATGGCGAACCAAAGTAAAGGTGGCCTCTGGGTTGGAATGTCAATAGCATCTGCTATCGGTGGTGCTATCACCTTCTTTGCCACTAAGATACTGCGATGAAAGAAGGTCTACTCTCTGGCGTGACTTGCCCTGTTGCTACACAGGGCATCTCTATTAACCTGAAAAACAGGAACCATGCCTTCAAAGAGTACGGCTATGGCCCTCCTAATCCCAATGAGGCAAATGATGCGTTTTGGCTAAAGAAAGCCAAGATGTATAACGCGCCTACTGCAACCATCAAAGGTATGCGTTGCGGCAACTGTGCTGCATTCATCCAGACTCCCAAGATGATGGCTTGCATCACGCAAGGTCTTGAGAAGGATGAAGAAGGCTTGTCGTATGACCAGCAATTCATAAAAGCAGCAGACCTTGGATACTGCGATTTATTCCAATTCACTTGTGCAGCGGCCCGTACTTGTGATGCATGGAAATCTGGTGGGCCAATTACTAAGGACAGAACATGATGTACGGAAAATCATCTAAACCAGCAGCAAAATCTGCCGCTAAGAAAAAGGCTATGCCACTGACCATCATGGTCGCAGTTGGTAAGCCTAAAATGTCTTTGCCTATTCGCGGTCAGCGCACGGCTACTAACATGATGAAAAAATCAGGTCGAGGTAAATAATGGCATCTTTGGCAACACCCGTCACTCTTTTAAGCGCAGTAGGCGCTACTGGCGCATCTCCAGCAGTTCAAGTTGATGCTGGAAATCCCGCATTTTTGCAAGTTTCAGGCATTACATCAGCTACTGTTGCATTGCAAGGTAGTCTTGATGGTACAAACTGGGCAACTATTGGAACTGCATTGACTGCTAACGGCATCGTTACTGTACAAAATGCTCCAACTTATTTGCGCGCAAATTGCACTGTTTATGTAACAGGCACAATCACCGCCAAGATTCTGTACTAAGGATTAGCCATGAAAAAGCCCACAATGGCCCAAAAAAAGGTCAGCAAGGTAATGAAAGAATACGGTAAAGGTGAACTTCACTCTGGCTCTAAAAAAGGCCCATTGGTGAAGTCGCAGAAGCAGGCCATTGCTATTGCATTGTCTGAGGCTGGTAAATCTAAGCCAATGAAGAAGATGAAATGAAAACTGGCCTATACAGTAATATTCACGCCAAACAAGCTAGGATAAAAGCTGGCTCTGGTGAAAAAATGAACAAGGTTGGGTCTAAGGCCGCACCTACTGCTGCTGATTTCAAGCAGGCAGCAAAGACTGCAAAGAAGGCAAAAAAGGTGAAATAGATGAAATCTCCAACTTGGCAAACAAAAGCTGGTCAAAATCCAAAAGGCGGCTTGAATGCCAAGGGCAGAGCATCTTATAATGCCGAAACTGGCGGCAACTTGAAAGCACCAGTAAAGTCAGGTGACAACCCTCGACGGGCCTCCTTTTTAGCACGGATGGGCAATATGCCAGGGCCGGAGCAAAAAGATGGCAAACCAACCCGTCTGCTGCTCTCGCTCGAAGCGTGGGGCGCGTCCTCCAAGGAAGATGCTAAGGCTAAGGCCAAGGCAATTACTCGCAGGAACAAGGTCAAAAAATGAGAGCATTGTCAGTTGGTGTTAGTCCTACAGCGGCAGTAGACACAACAGTCTATACCTGTCCTACGGGCTATTACGCCAAATTTACTGTAATGTACATACACAATACAGGCGGCTTTACTAAGCATATAACTGTTCAATGGTTTGATGCTAGTGCAAATACAACTCTTGATATATTGACTCAATACGATTTCACATCAAAAAACTATTTGCAGTTTGATGGCAACGCTTACATTGTGTTTGAAGAAGGTGACAAGTTAAAAATAACTACTCAGGCGGGAAGCACATTTAGTTTTATAGCTACATTTGAGCAAGAAGGACTTACAAGAATATGACTTACCTAGAACTTGTCAATGATGTACTTGCTCGACTGCGTGAACAGACAGTTGCGACTGTCAATGCTACAACCTACTCCACCTTGATTGGCAAATTTGTAAACGATGCAAAGCGCCAAGTAGAGGACGCATTTCCTTGGAACATCCTTGGTAGAGACATCACTGTCACTACTTCCGCTGCTGTGTATAAGTATTCTTTAACAGGTGCAGGACAGAAGTTTCAGGTTATGGATGCCATTAACTCTACGGCTAACATTCCACTGGAAAACATCAGCTTTACGCAGATGAATCGCTACCAGAACTATGCAGTTGTCCCAGCATCAACCATCCCAAGCCAATACATTTTTGATGGCGTAGATGCAAGCTACGATGCAAAGGTAACGCTATATCCTCGTCCAGATGGCGTTTACAGCCTTCTTTTCTCATTGGCAGTGCCACAGGCTACCTTGTCCTCTGATAGCACCGTATGCCTCGTTCCTGATGTGTTGGTGGCGCAGAACGCATATTCCCGCGCATTGGTTGAGCGTGGTGAAGATGGAGCAATGAACTCTTCTGAGGCATTCTTGCTATACAAGTCAATGCTTTCAGACTACATTGCATTGGAAGGCACTCGCTTCCCTGATTACGATGGATTTGTAGCAACATGAGCCAACCACTACAGTCCTACAGCGTATCAGCGCCAGGGTTCTATGGGTTAAATACCCAAGATTCCCCATTGGACTTGGCTTCAGGTTTTGCATCTATTGCTACCAATGCAGTCATTGACCAGTACGGACGCATTGGCTCCCGCAAAGGTTACTCAAGGGTAAATCCATCTAGTGGAACTCTGGGCGCTAACAATGTTGGCGTTATGCACGAATTGGTGCAATCCGATGGCACTCTAACTGTTCTTTTTGCAGGCAATGGAAAGCTGTTCAAACTTGGTGCTTCCAACGCTGTAACTCAACTTACCTATGGGGGGGGAGGTACTGCGCCAACAATTACGACAAATGATTGGCAAATATGCTCTCTTAACGGCATTGCCTTCTTTTTCCAAACAGGCTATGACCCACTGATTTATGACCCCGCTGTTAGCACTACGACATTTCGCAGGATAAGCGAGAAAACTGGTTATACAGGCACTGTGCCATTGGCAAACATTGGCATCTCTGCCTTTGGTCGCCTTTGGGTGGCAAGCACAACTACTGACAACACAACTATCACATTCTCTGACCTGTTAACTGGTCACATATGGAGTGGCGGCACTTCAGGAACATTGGATGTAAGCCGTGTTTGGCCTAATGGAGCAGACCAGATTGTTGGCCTAGCTTCACATAATGGGTTCTTATTCATCTTTGGCAAGCGTCAAATCCTTGTCTATGCCAATGCCACTACGCCTGCAACAATGAGTCTTAGTGACTCCATCTCAAGCGTTGGATGCCTTGGGCGTGACACTATCCACACCACAGGCAGCGACATTGTTTTCCTGTCAAACAGTGGAGTACGCTCATTGCTGCGTACCATTCAAGAGAAGTCTGCGCCTCTGCGTGACCTGTCTAAGAATGTCCGCAATGACTTGATGACTGCGCTTGCATCTGAAAATCTGGCTAATTGCAAGGCTGTCTATTCTGAGCTTAATGCCTTTTACTTGTTAAGTCTTCCTGTTACAGAACAAGTCTATGTCTTTGATACGAAGACTCAATTGCAAGATGGCGCAGCACGTGTGACTACATGGGACTCTATTGAGCCTACTTGCTTCTTATCTAGACGCAATGGAGACTTGCTTTTTGGGAAAAATGGTTACATTGGAAAGTACGATACCTATCTTGATAATGATTTAACCTACCGACTGCAATACTTTACCAACTACGCTGACTTTGGTGATATTGGAATTACGTCTATCCTGAAGAAAATTGTTGTTACGGTCATTGGCGGCTCAAATCAGGAATTTATTGTTAAGTGGGGATTTGACTTTAGCGGGCAATATTTGTCTCAGGTGCTAACAATCCCAGTATCGACTGTTGCAGAGTACGGAACTGCCGAATATGGAGCAAATGGCTCTCCTGTTGCGTACTACTCAAGTGGAATCCAGTTACAGCTTCTTATTGGTCAGGCAACTGGTTCTGGGAAAGCAGTGCAAACTGGCTATGAAACAGAAATTACTGGATATGCGGTTAGCATTCAAAAGATTGAAATTCAGGCGAAACGAGGAAAACTTGTATGAGTGATTACACCAAAGCAACCAATTTTGCAGCTAAAGACGCACTTTCCCCTGGCAATGCCAATAAAGTCGTAAAAGGCACAGAGATTGATACCGAATTCAACAATATTTCAACTGCTATTGCAAGTAAAGCAAATGGCGTATTGACAAACTTTACGCTGGAAGAAACTGCTGGAGTTCTGTTTTTTAAATCTAGTGGAACCAGTGTGGCAAAGCTAGATGCAAGTGGCAACTTCACTGTCATTGGCAATGTGATTGCTGCTGGAACGATGTAAAGGCTAAGAGGTGGCGCGTGAAAAAGAACTTGCAATCATTGCTGGCGACTATGCCAAGAACCATCGTGGGCGTGAGTACAGTCTTGAGTCAGTGAAAGACACGTTTTTGGAGTACGTCAAGCAAGGTATGAAGTACCTGTTGACAAAAAATACGATAATTCTCTACTCTGAAAATAGAGATAAAACAGTAGAATTCCATGCAATAAATGCAGGAAATAAGCAGGACTTAGTGACTGCTGTGAATAACTTGCTTGCAAAAGCAAAGGTAAAGTTTGATAAAGCGGTGACCTACTATGACAATCCTGCTATCAATGACTTGGCTAATCTAGGAATAGTCAAAGGCACTGTTAAAAAGATAGACGGTGGCCTTGATAGGACTTACGAAATGTCTTTTGATTTAAGGGGTTAATCATGGGATGGGTATCACAAGCAACTGAGAAGGTAAGCGAGGCCGCTACACAGGCATTGCAACCTATTGAGAAAGGTCTTTCTCAGGGGATTACTGACCTTGGAAGAACCATCGCAGATAGCCCTGAGCTAGAAGCAGTCATTACTTATATTGCTGCTACAAATGGCGTGCCTCCAGAGGTAACAGCAGCATTTCTTGCTGCAAACAAGACATCCCAAACTGGTGGAAACCTAGAAAAAGGTCTTGAGACACTAGTGCTATCTTATGGCGCTGGAAAGCTTGCTGCTTATCAGCCAGTTGATTTAAACAAAGCAGCAATAGCTGTAGAAACAGGAACACCAGTTAGTTCTGCTGTTGCAACAGCAACCGATATTCCAGGTCTTATAGGAACTACGGGTGCAGCAAGCACTACAGCAGTTGTAGACCCTACTATTGCAGGAATGGCATCCCCAGGGCTTTTTGGTAGCGCTGATACAGCACTTGCAGCTAGTCAACCAAGCATGGTCGGTCAATTTGGATTTGGAGGTGCATCTCCTGCTGCCTCTGCTGCCACAGAAACTGGAGGACTTCTAACTCAACCAAGTATGGTTGGACAATTTGGATTTGGGAATGTTGCTGCACCTGCGGCTACAACTGCTGCTACTGGAACTGCTACACCTTTAATGGGTGCTAATGCTGCTGGTTCTCTTTTTAGTGGTGCGGGTGTTCCTGGCGCTGGAACTGGCGCTCTTGGCGCTGAAGCCGCAGGTATTGGCTCTACTCTTGTTGGATTAGGTGGGTCACCAGTTGCTCCTGCTGCTAGTGCTGCTGGTTCTATTCCTGGATATTTAAGCACGGCTGGTGGTAGCCTGCTTTCTGGCTTGAGTGCATACGGCCCTTCTCTTGTCACTGGTGGCTTGAACTTGCTTGGTGCTTCCAATACAGCAGAGAAAGCACGGGAAGCCGCCCAAACTCAAGCTGCTGCACAAGTTGAAGCTGCTCGTATTGCAGCAGAAGCGGCTAAGTTCCGTCCTGTTGGCGTTACTACTCGCTTTGGTGCATCTAACTTCACCACTGATGCACAAGGCAATGTCATTGGTGCTGGATACACAGCAAGCCCTGAAATCAAAGCCTATCAAGACAGATTGAGCGCACTTGCTGCATCTGGTCTAACTGGTGCTGAAGGTGCTGCTGCTGCGTATGCTCCGCTTACTACTGGCGCACAAAGTCTATTCAATCTTGGACAAGGCTACATTCAGGAAACTCCTGAGCAACAGGCTGCTGCCTACATTGCTAAACAGCAGGCATTGCTTGCTCCTGGACAAGAGCAACAACTTGCTCAATTGCAGAATAGATTGCTGGCACAAGGTCGCGGAGGTCTATCTGTTGCTCAAGGTGGTAATCTTGCTGCTACTAGCCCTGAACTTGCTGCTTATTACAACGCACTTTCACAAAGCAATCTGCAACTTGCCGCACAAGGTCAACAGGCTGGTCAACAACAGGCTCAGTTTGGCGCAGGATTGCTTGGCGCTGGTAGCGACTTAATGGGCAAATACTATGCTGGTCAAACTGCTGCTTACTCTCCGTTTGCTACTGCAATTGACACAACAACTGGTCTTGAAAACCTTGCACAACAACCAATGACGTTGGGTACGCAAATTGGAGCTAGAACTACTGCATCTGCCGCCCAAGCAGGACAACTGCTTTCGCAAGGAATGCTACAGAGTGCAGCTACACAAGCCCCTGCCAATGCCTTTAGTTACAGTGGCAATCTGTTTAGTCAAGCTGCAAATAATCCACAATTGCAGGCAGCTATTCTCAAGGCTTTTTCGACTTAACCCAACATAGGAAATAATCATGGCAGAAGATATTGTTGGCGGTCTATTCGGGGTCAATCCCGAAATGTATCAGCAGCAACAGCAGCAGCAGGTTTTTAACCGTGCTGTTGCGTTGCAAAACCTTAACCCACTTCAGCAGGCATCTGTAGGCTTGCAACAAGCTGGATATAACCTTGCTGGTGCGCTTGGTGGAGCATTGGGTGGAGTAGACCCTCAGTTGCAGCGCATTAGCACTCTGAACGCTATTTCTAAGCAAATTGACCAGAGTAATCCTGAGTCTATGCTGAAAGGTGCAAAGTTGCTTGCTGATGCAGGATTCACGCAAGAAGCACTTGGATTAGCTAATTACGCTCGTAAGGCCAACAGCGAGATTGCCCTGGCTCAACAGCGCCTAAAAGAAGGTCGTGCTGCTGCTATACCTAAAGAAGTTCAGATTGCAGAATACGTTTCTACAGTCAAAACCCAACTTGGGCAGCTTCAAGCAATGGAGCAAACCCCTGAAGTTGTCAATGCAATTGCAGTTTTACAGAGCCGTTTAGATGCTTTGCCGCAGCCAAAAGAAGCTGCACAAAATGCAGACATTGTGAAGGCCCAAAGAGCAGCGCAAATTGTCAACCAACTTGCAGTTCTAAAAGGACTTCCAGAAGGTCAGCAAAGCCCACAAGCAATTCGTGCTCTTGAGACTGAACTTGCTGTTTTGAATCCCACTAAAGAAACTGCACAAAATGCAAAAATTGCAGAAGCTCAAAGAGCAGGGCAAATTACAAGTCAACTAGCAGTGTTAAGAGCGTTGCCGAAAGAGCAGCAAAGCGAAGATGCTATTCGCACCTTAGAGACTGAACTTGCTGTTTTGAATCCTACTAAAGCAGATGCACAAAATTCACAAATTGCTCAAGCCTTGAGAGTTGGAGAACTTACGGGACAAGTTGATATTCTTCAAGAAGTTCCAGAAGCGCAGCAAAATAAACCTTTAATTAAAAGATTGCAGGCTGAACTTTCGTTCCTCACTAAAGGAGAAAAAGTAGATGCAGGAACAACTGAATTCAAAAACGCCAAAGCGTATGCAGACTCTTTAGGTTTGGTAAATGGTTCTCCAGAATGGCAAAAAGCCTTTGCCGATAAATTTGCAGAACTGATAGCAAAACCTGCAAAAGCAATAGAACCAACTAAACCAAATATTAAAGAAATTGGCGTGTCTGCTAAAGGCGATGCCGTTTACCTTGATGTAAACAATGATGAACAATTTATCTACAAACTTGTAGATGGAAAATCTGTACGTCAACCATATGCAGGAACTGTTGATAGAACTACAGCAAAAGTTAGCGCAACTGCAAACGCCCCTGCTGCAAAACAAGAAGAAGAGTTTTCAAAACAACGAGGCAAAGACCAAGCTGCTGCTCTTGCAGAAGCATCTACTGCTGCAAGGGCTGCTTCACAAGCTATTGCATCTATTACCACAATGAAACAACTTGACCAAACTGGTCAATTAGTTACTGGGCCACTTGCAAATTCTTATGTTGGGGCATCTAATCTTTTGGCAAGCATTGGTCTTTTGAGCAATAATCAAGTTTCTATTCTTACATCTTCTCAGGTTTATGATAAATCTGCTAAAGATTTGGTCATGCAAGACCTTGGTGGAAAACTTGGCGCTCAAATCTCTGATGCAGACCGTAAGTTTGTTGAGGACAGAATTCCCCAGCTAACCACTAGTGCAAAAGCAAGGACAGAGTTGCTAGATAAGATTGAGCAAATTCAAAGAGGAAAAATTGCGTACTATGGAAAAATGAAAGCATACGCTAACAAAAATCGTAATTTGGATGATTTTGATTTTTCTGAAGTTTATACAGTAACTCCTCCTGTTGGCTCTAGTGCAGCATCTGCCACAAAAGCAAAAGCTGATGCAATCATTAAAGGAACAAAATAATGGCTACATCTGAAGAATATGCAGCATGGATTGTCAAAAATGCTGACAAGCGTGGTACTGAAGACTTCAATGCTGTTGTCCAGGCTTATGAGGTAACAAAGAAAGAAGAAGAGCAAGTAGCTCAACCAGTTGCTGCTCCAGTTGCAGAGCCAAGCACAATGCAGCAGCTAGGAAGACAAGCAGGATTAGCCGGTAGAGCAATTGCTACTGGCGTTCTTTCGCCTGCTACTATGGTAGGAGATTTGCTTGCTGGAGGTGCAAACCTAGTGCAGACATCTCAGGTGCGCTATCCTTCTCAAACGCTTCAGCAAGTTCTAACTGATATTGGACTGCCAGCGCCAGAGACAATGCCTGAGCGTATGTCTCAAGCAGGAATGGGGGCAATGACAAGCACTGCTGGATTGGCAAAACTTGCTCCTAAAAGCATCTTTGGTCAAAGTCTTGAAGCGCAAATTCCTGCTGCTGCTGCATCTTCAATGGCGGCAGTACCAGTCGCAGAGCAAGTTAAAGAGTTTACTGGCAGTGATGTGGCAGCAACATTGGCAGCCCTTGGGGTTGGTGTACTTGTTGGCGGCGCAGCAGCTAAAACTTCTCAAGCAATTTTAGAAAGTGGCGGCCCAAAAGTCACGATTCAGGACATTAAAGATAGGGCATCTGCATCTTATCGTTCGGTTGATGATGCTGGTATTGTGTTATCTAGCAATGGTTCTGCTACGCTTTTGAACAAAATAAAAAACGACTTGAACAGCGCTAGATTTGTCCCTGAAAATGCCACAGAAGTACAAAATGTTTTGAACAAAATCCAAAGCATTTATAGCCCTGGCAACGTCAAATTTGGTGATGTAGACCAATCGCGCCAACTAGCAAATGATTTGCTTGCCAACAAAGACCAAAATGTTAGGCGGCTTGCTAAAACAATGGTTTCATCTATTGATGATTACATTGCTCAACTTTCCCCAAAAGATGTAGTTGCTGGCGCTGGTGGAGTTGATGATGCAGTTAAAAAAATCATGGCTGCTCGTAAAGATTGGAGAAATCAAAGCAGGGCATCTACGCTTGCAGATATTTTGGACGTTGCTGATGCTAGAGCTTTGAATCCAAAATCTTCAGAAAGTGAATTGATACGGAATGGATTTATCAATCTTTACGCAAATAAAGACAAGTTAAAGTTGTTTACACCAGATGAACAAGCAGCAATTCGCAGAGTTGCTAAAGGCGGCTCATTAGACCCATTACTTTCTTTTATAGCAAGATTTAATCCTGAGCGGTCACCATTCTTTAGCACGACTATTGGTGTTGGAGGATATGCCGCAGGAAGACCAGAAGCTGTTGCAGTGCCAATTGCAGGATATGCAGCAGATGAACTTCAAAAAATGTTACGTCAAAGCCAAGCTAGAAAAGCAATAAGCGGTCTTTTGTCTGGGACTACTCCAACACCACCTCCTTCTGTAGCACCTGTGTCATTGTTTTCTGCTGGAATTGGTATGCAAAACCAAAGAAGATAATGCCACTAACCCAAGGATTTAATGCTCTGTTAGCCTCTGCTGAAAGCCCTTGGCCTGGAACAGAGACTAAAACAGTGCTTGTTTGTCGTACTCAAAAGAAAGATGAGGACAAGATGCTTAGAGCAAATGAGTTTCTTGACAAAGATGGACGCATTTGCAGATGGGTGGTGGTGAACAAGAAATGATAGACCTAACTCAAGACTATGTGAAATCTTTGTTTGACTACAACAAAGAAACTGGTGATTTTTTATGGAAAATTGCCCGTGGAAGAAATGTAAAAGTAGGGCAAAAAGCTGGATACATGAACACTCATGGATATATAAGTGTCAAAATTGATAACAAACAGCATTTGGTTCATAGACTAATTTGGCTATATGAAACAGGTGCAATGCCAAAACAATACATAGACCATAAAAATCGCATCAGAAATGACAATCGTTTATGCAATTTAAGAGATGTAAATTATTCTGATAATTGCCAAAATATTAGTATTCCCAAACATAATAAAAGCGGACATATTGGTGTATCTTGGATGAAAGCAAGAAATACTTGGACTGTTTATGTAAAAGTAAATAAAAAAAATAAATGGCTTGGGTGTTATAAAGATTTAACTCAAGCTATTGCAACAAGAAAAGTTGGTGAACTTATGTATTACAACTTACCTCAAGAGGTGTAATTATGGACCCCTTCACCGCATTCGCTATGGCACAAGCTGCCGTTTCTGGAATAAAAAAGCAGTTGCTCTTGGCAAAGACATCCACGGCCTCTATAAGGAATTCAGCAGTTTTTACCAAGCAGCGGATACGGTTCACCTAGCTAGCAGCAAGGCACGGATTGCAAGCATAGGGAAGACAGATGCACAGATAAGCTCTCAAGCTCTCCAGATTGCACTTGCATCTAAGGCGCTAAGAGAACATGAGAAAGAGTTGAAGGACATTCTTTTCTACTCAGGCAATGCGCCAGTGTGGGAGGAAATGATGGCAGAGCGCACTAGGATGATTAAAGAGCGCAATACGATTGAAAGAGAAGAAGCAGAAAGAAAGCAGAAGGACAAAGAAGTGAAAGTAGCGATTATTATGAACACACTCTGGATTTCAGGTGCGTCAGCTATCGTTGTTCCACTGGTTAGCATCACGTTTCACATTATCACAAATAGGGGTTTCTAATGGAATGGCTTAAAACTATCGCTCCCACTATCGCTACAGCGCTTGGTGGCCCATTGGCTGGAATGGCAGTCTCTGCTGTTGCAAAAGCTATTGGCGTATCACCTGATGAAGTGCAGGACGTTATCAGCAGCGGCAAGCTAACTGCCGAGCAAGTGGCCTCCATCCAGCTTGCTGAGCTTGAATTGAAAAAGCAAGCGCAGTCCATGAATTTGGACTTTGCCAAGCTAATTGCCGAGGACAAGCAGTCTGCCCGCGAGATGCAAATTGCCACCAAATCGTGGATTCCTGCCCTGCTTGCAGTGTTTGTAACCATCGGATTTTTTGGTATTTTGCTGGGCCTGATGACAGAGCATTTCAAGACATCGGACGCGCTGATGCTGATGCTTGGCAGTTTGGCAACCGCATGGACAGGGGTAATGGCTTTCTACTTTGGCTCCAGCGCCAGCAGCCAAGCCAAGACCGAATTGCTGGCTAAATCGGAACCACCTAAATGAAAGCCAAGCTGACTTTTCTTGTCACCTTGATGGTTAGCTTTACCCTATGCATTGTTGTCGTCGGCATGGTTGGAGTTTTAATGGCTGGCTTATTTGATGACAAAGTTGACAACGCTGAAATATTCAAGTTAATTAGCCCCGCATTCCAGACCATCGTTGGCGGTTTCATTGGCCTCTTAGCTGGTGTGAAATTGTCTCACGGCGAAACGGATGAAGATAAACCCAAATGAACTTATTCATTCCCGTCCTCTACATATGCCTAAATGGGCATTGTGAGTTTCTGCAACAACTTACTGTTTATGTTGATGAACAAGAATGTAAGGCAGTAGTTGCAGAAAAAAAAGAATGGTACAAAACAAACTCTACTGCTACGGTAGAGACCACCTGTATCATTGCGCCAGCCAAGGTAATGGAAAACGATGTTAAACCTAAACGCAAGGAAACAACATGATTAACTCTCGCAGTCTTGATGAACTAGCTCCACCTGTTAAACAGCGGGCGCAAGCGTTTGTTGACGCCGCCAAAGCCAAAGGTATTGACTTGCTGGTGACCTCTACCTACCGCGATAACGAGAGCCAAGCCGCGCTGTATGCCCAAGGACGCACTACCCCAGGTGATGTGGTCACAAAAGCCAAGCCAGGACAGTCTTGGCACAACTGGCGCTGCGCTTTAGATGTAGTGGCGTTGGTCAACGGCAAACCCGTATGGAGTACTAAAGACCCCATCTGGCAAAAAATTGGCGAAATTGGTGTGGCCTGCGATTTAGAGTGGGCGGGCAACTGGAAAGACTTCAAGGAATTCCCGCACTTTCAATACACTGGTGGCCTGACTATTGCACAACTTCAAGCTGGCGCAAAAATTACTTAATTTAAGCTATCCCTAGCTTTCTCAAAGTTTCATAAGCCTTGCGTGGTCTAGACGCATTGGATGGTTTGTCTCTGATGCTTTCAGCAACTGACCACAGTGCTGCTGGATGTTCACCAACCCAGGACACTACGTAAGCATCTGCCATCTTTGCCAGTTTCTTGCGTACATCACCTACCGTTATCCCAACAATTTCAGCAATCTGATTTACAGATAGCCCTGCTGGGAAACCTTTCAATAACTTGCGAATCTCAGCAGGCTTCCCGCTAGTCAGCACTACTACGCTTTCCATCGTGCTGAACTTATGATTGTTGGCGCATAGATACCTACGATACGTTTTATTGTCTGGCTTATCTCTTGTTTCTAATGTACTTGCCCAGGCGTTGCAAGTCGTAATCGGACACTTCATTCTTACTTTTCCATCTTTTTGATGTAAACAGAAAAGCTATCTTGCGTTGCTTTACCAAATGCGTTAATTTCACCAATACGCTCAATTGCCTCATCTAGTGCAGCATTCCAGCCCATATCGTAGTGCTTGCCTAGTGAATCATCAACAACATATTTGTCTCGCATTGCATCTCGCTGTGCCTTGATGCACTCAGGGTAGTGGCAGTAATAGCTGCATGAGTGGACTTCATCCATTGTTCATGCTCCTTATTTTTCGTTCAGCTTTTTTGATTAAGAACTCTTCATAGCCGCAGGTGTATTGGCAAGTGGTGTCAATCACATCTGCAATGTCAGCATCTGATAACCAAATCCATGTGCGTTGTGGTGGTGCGGTGTATAGCTTGTCGCCTATCTGGACACCTTTAGCGTTATCCCACGCAATGAGGGGTCTGCCATCATCATCAAACAAATAAACGTGCGCCACAGGCTCCTGCGCTGGCTGTGCATCAAGTTCACGGCGCAGTGCCATTTCTGCTTGCCGCGCTGCTGTGGCCTCACGAATCCAGTAATCCACATCTTGCACTGGCTGTGGCGGGGTGTTCTGTTGCAAATCAATCATTCTGCAATTTGCAAAGCTATTTCCAAAAGCCCAATCTTCGGTAATTTTGCTTGCAAATTCCGACTCTCGGTAGGCTTCCCATCCCTCGCGGAAAGCATCTTCCAGCCATTGCGCCACAGGCTCCTGCGCTGGCTGTGCCACTGCTTCACGCCCCTGAACAGTAGCCACAACAAAGTGACAGGTGTTGCAGCACAAATCCTCATAGGGTTTGCGTGTTTCCGCGTCGTGTTCAAGCCGAAAGCTAGACGGTTGTAATGACTCGCAGTTTTTGCAAAAAGATTTCATTTGTTTTTCTCCTTAATGCCATGAGCCAAAAGCACTTTGGTAACGTGTTCACGTAATCCGTATGGAGCGTTGTCCACTTCAACGTACTGTTTCCAATCTGCTAGGTCGTCTATCAAAAATTCGTATTGAGGCTCCTGCACTGGCAGGGGTGGGGTGGTGGCCTTATTTATTGCGTCAACGAGCCATGATGGAGGCGAACAGTCTGCTTGCTTTCCATTTTCAACAAGGTACGCAGACCATCTGCCGAGGCATTCCCACAAGTGAGTTACCGGCTCCTGTGCTACACCGCAATCACACAGCCCCGCAGGGTAAGCTGGCCCGTTATGCACCGCGCAGTCAGACCAGTGCAACTTGTCCGCAGCCATTGCTCTCTTAGCTGGAAACCCACTGCCCCATGCACCCTGCCGCTTGGCAAGGTCATCAAAGGCCTCATCTTCTTCAGTTTTCATATTAGGAATCCCCATATAACAGCGACAACAGTGGAGCCAAGCACCAATATAAAAAATATCCCAATAGCGGTCTTCACCATGTCAACAAAGAAATCGCCACCAGCGTCAGTATCGTCATCTTGCATGGTTAGTCTCCTTTTAGTTCGCCTAAGCGGTCACTCAATCGACTAATACGAGCATCGTGATACATCACCATATGCGAGGCATAGTCCAATGCTGTCTCTGCTTCTAGCTTTGAGCGCTGTGCCTCTATCAGTTCACGAGCCGCCAATTCCAATGGAGTTAGTGGAGTGAGTAATTGCTTGATAAATTGTTTCATTTGCAATGCTCCGTTAAGAGTGCCGCCACTGTGCCGCACTTAGGTTCATAGCTTGTATAGCCCATGTAAATCCCTACTGCAAGGATTACAGACACAAGGCCAACCAGGGCAAAAAAGTCTAGGATGTATCTCATGCTTCATCCTTCACAAACACGCCATTGGCAAGCAGTGTGCCTTTGCGGTCTTTGATTTCATCGTAAGCCCATTCCATGCAGTCAACTAGGTTGATGTCCTGCAAGGCACAGTAAATAATGAGACAAACCATCACATCACCAACGCCATCAGTAATCTTCCCAGGTTGCTTCTTAATGGTGGCATCTGCAAGTTCTCCAAGCTCGCTCACGGCCTTCAAAAGCTGAGTCTGAGGGTTGCTGTTAGGAATGATTTGTCTTTGCTCTGCCCAACGGATAATTTCAAGTTCAAGATATTGATAAGTCATAAAGTATCCTAAAAGGAGGGGTACTCGCTGCACTGACTGACCGCCGTTCCGCAGTCCCTTGTATCAGCATCCGCTTTCCCCCGTAAATCAACTTAATAATCCATTGCGCTACGAATGTCGCGGATACGCATTTTGAGCAGTGGCTGAAGGTCAATCTTGCTTTGCTCAAGGCGGGCAAGCTCCATCTTCAAAGCATGGATGCGGTTGTCGATGTTCTCTTCAACGGTGGGATTGTGGTCAATGCCTTTATCCCGCATCAATCGCGCTTCAGTTTGGGAAGCCATTTCAATATTGCCTACGTAGTTCATTTTAAAATTCCTTAAATTTAGAAAGGTAAATCGGAGTCATCGTCCTTGGGAAAACCATCATCCCTTGGAAAGCCATCTTTAGGCTTTGGAGTGTTCAGGTATGCCCAGCCATTCCAGCCGCCTTCAATCACAGGGATTGAGTCCAGTTTTAACTGCTTGCCATTCTTGGTTTCGATGATGCTGCCAATCTTTTGGTAGTTGTTTTTCTCAACACCATCTTTGGTGTACTTGCCATTTACCACTGTCACATCGTATAGCTTTGCCATTTTTAACCCTTTGAAAGTTCAGATTGCTTTTTGATTGCGCTACGGGTTTTGCTGTCAAGCATTGACCACAGTGCTGTTTTTTCCTCAACATCAACGATGCCCTGGAACTCTTCCAATGCGCCAACAACATCATCTGCTGCCATTCGCTCATTGATTGCTGCTGCCACACTAGCGACTACATTTGTGCGTCCTGGTGACACCAATTCGGTCTTGGTTGGTGAAATGCGAGGCGCACGGGATGCTGCGTTGCCATCATCATCTTCAGGAGCCTGCCCTGTCGCCGCCATCAAAGACGCACGGCGAATGTAGGTCAGGCACGACATAAACCCTTGTGGGTCTTGCTTCGGAGCAGGAAAGAACAGTTTTCCGCAGTCAAGGCGTTCGCCCGACTCATGCAGGAAACTTGTCTCACAGACAATCCCATCTGGATGCTCTGAAGTGGTCTGGAACAGGAATATGCCATTCGCGTTCAGAGCGTCTATAACCGATTCCACGCAAGATGCTAGGTCTACATACTTGCTGCGGAAATGAGGGTTTGTAGCGGTCTTTAGGGCTGGTGCAAAAGCCTTTTGTGCTTTGACCAATGCTGTTGCTATTTCTTTCATTTTGTGTCCTTGTAAATTAAATTCAATTGTTGCTTGTGCCACTCAATGCGTTCATCTTGAATTTCTATCCAGCGGCACAGATGCTTCACATAGATTTCCAGATAGATGGCAGGTTCTATTCTGCTTTTGCAATCTGCAATGATTTCCTCTGCGTTATTTGATGTAATCATTGCTTACGCTCCCACAAGATTTCCTGCTGGAGCTTCTTTAGCTCGTCAGAGTTGTACTGAGCTTCATGGCATAGGCCACGGATATGGGCTTGCAGCACTCCAACTTGATAGGCCAGCCTGTCTGCTGGGTCTTTTGCGCCGTAACGCTGTGCAGCTTCTTCTGCGTCCGCAATGATGCGGTCAGCTTCTTTATTCGCAGTCATCTTCAAGCCTTTCGGAAATTTTGTTAGTGATGTGTTCACGGGTTGAGTCGCTTAGGTAGTCAATCCATTCCAACCCTGCATGGCAGACAGAAAAGACCACCAAGGTGTTCATCTCTGTATCCCATTCGTATTCGACAGAGAGAAAGGTAGGCTGTCCGTTGCCCAAGCTGTCCCATTTGATTTCACGGATGTTAGTGTGTACAGTCATTTGTCTGCTCCTTCGTACTCATCCATTTCGTTGTTCAAGATGTCTTCCTGGTCTTCGGGATACAGGTCAGTAAAAGGCACAAAATGGTTCTCTTGGCAGCAGTGCCATTTGCTACCTTGCGGCTCTAAGCAATAGCAGCAAAACGTAGTGCTTGATAGCTCTTGCCTGACTAACTCTCGGAACGGTGTGTGAATCATAAAAAACCTTTCTTGGTCGATAAATCCGCTTGCGGTGTGCTTGCGGTGACTGCATCTTATCGCAGCTTTCCAGCCTTTTTTGAACTATTTACTAGGTGTTTATACCTATGTTCAAGGCCAAAAAACCGTGATAGGCTTGCGGGATGACTATGGATGAATTAGAGCTTCAGAGCGCAGAAATCCTGCTGTGCCAAGCCATTGAACTGGCTGGCGAGTACAACATTGCTGATGACCTGGACGCTGCCACAATTGCCCTGCTGACTAGGGCGCTTGAGCTTGCGAAAGAATCGGTGTAGAATTTTGCGAAACCCGGCTAGGTACGAAGTCATGAGCGTATCGAAAAGCGAGCCTCCCCGCCTGCCGAAGTTTCCTTGTTAGTGGAGGCCAGTTGGAGATGCTTATGCACTATTTCCAGTTCCACATTGGGGACTACAAAAGCCACACCCATCACTTAACAGTGATTGAAGACATTGCCTACAGGCGGCTTTTAGACCATTACTACCTACACGAAGCGCCCATCAAACAGCGGGACATTGCCCGCCAGATTGGGATGCGCGACCATGAGCAGGAAGTCCTGAGCGTACTCAATGAGTTTTTTGTAAGCACCGACAAAGGTTTTGTAAGTGCGCGTGCTGATGAGGAAATTGCCAAATACCGCGAGATGGTTGACGCTGGAAAACGTGGGGCGGCTAAACGGTGGCTATTCCCAACCGATGCCCCCCCTCTTCCCCCCCCTAATGC